GCCGTACAGGTGACCGAAGACGAGGTGGTAGTACTCGTGGGTGAGGACGCCACGTACCTCCCACTGCGACAGCTTCGAGAAGAAGTCCGGATTCCACAGGAGGGTGAGTTCGTCGGTCTTCTCGTTGTAAGCCACAGCAGCAGTGGGAAGCTGCTTCGTCGGCGACTTGTGGATGTGCCGGCTCAGCTCCGCGAAGAACGGATTGTCCTGGAGGAAGCTGATCAGGTGCCGGTCGAGGTTGAAGTCGGTTTCACAGTTTTCGTACATGGTAACATCCTATCACATCGTGGAGGCACATTGCATCCAGAACGAGGAATAAATATTCAGGAGATCTCCACCTACATGGGATCCGCACAGCAACGAAGTCCCTGTTGATAGAAGGCAAAAGATTCATTGTGGATCCTCGTGGAAGGTCGGCACCGAGTGCGTACCACGGACCAGTACCCACCTTTCAGGATAGACCGATAACCAGACTTCCGAGTGGAACTTGTCCATTCATCCACGTTACCTGTCATGTCGTGTACCCCGAACGGGCTCACACACCTCTCCATCGTTCCGCTAGGAACTCCCTGCCACAACCGGAGAAGCTCCTCTCCGCGCTTCGATGGATTCTGTAGCGCATCAACATCAGGTGCGATCCACTTGTGATCGATGTTGCAGGCCGTTGCATCCCGCTCGTAACCGTAGGGATACGGTAACCCTTCCTCACCTTCGCAGGCGAATGTCCACTCCTCCTCGGTGCACAGGCGCTTTCCTTCATGTTCGCACGTTCTCTTCGCGGAGTACCAGTCGATGAACACCACGGGTGTGGCCCCCACCTCGTTCGGAAACTCATACGTATCCATGCAGAAGTCCATCTGGTGGCGTTTTCCTTTTAGGCCATCGGTAACCTTGAGCCATTTCTCCCGATTAAACCTGGCGCACCTGGCGGGGAACTGGGTGGAGATCCACTCGTCGCAGGTGGCATCCTGTAGCACCTCCACTATATCGGATCCTGCAGGAAGTGCCGCACCTCGTACACGCATGGTGCCACCCGGGCAACTCTTTGCCCGTAGAAACTCTAAATCATTTGGATCGGGATCCGTGAGCAGGAATGCCCCCGTGAGCAGGAAACCGACAGAACCCTTCGCAATCGTGGAAATCAACATTCACTCCTCCTCTGGAAATGCATCCTTCATTCATCGTGGCCGCCCGTTGGGGCGAAAGATGGGCTCGCACACCTTTCCGAAGAAGGCCAACTGCCATTCCCTCCAGGCGGAGAAGAGATCGGCCCCCGCTTCATCAACCACGGGAGCGAGCTGGTGGCCTGCATAGGAAGCTCGGTAGTGCTTGCCCGTTGAAATAAACTCCATTGGATCATCCGCGATCCACTCCCTAGTTTCGAGGCCCATCCTGTTGAAGTTGTAATCCACGATCACGAGGAGGCGTGTGATGAGTTCCCGCTTGTCGATCCGCCCCGCCATGAAATCCATTGCATCGTGGACGGAAACCACCTGATCCCCCGGCGCGAATTCGTAATCCGGGAAACCACCCGGTAGGTTTGGTTTCGGGTACTTCTCCTTCGGATCACTGCATCCCATCGAGGTACGCCTCCCCTGCCGCGATCACCTTGGGATCCACATCACGTGGATCGCGAACTCGACAGAACACGGGGAATCGCACCTTGCCCTCGCTCGTGAGGCCATCGGGGGTGAGGGGATCGGGCTGGCCCTCCACCTCCACGATCTTGCCAATCCACGAATCGGGATCGATGGAGATCTCCGCACGGATCTTGTCGTTGTAACCACCACCCACCTTCGTCACCACACCGTTGGGCATCACCACGAGGAATCCACCCCACAGGCCTTCACGCTTGGAACCACGGTTGCCCTCATAGTGGCCCACGATCACCCCCTCATAGGTGCTCACTGGCTTCAACTTCATCACCGAATCGGAGCGCTTGAAGATGTAGGGAGAACCGAGCTTCTTCACCATGATGCCCTCGAAGCCACCCTCGATGGCCTTACCGTAGGCCTTGAAGAGGGTATCCTGATCCTTCGCGGTGATGCCGCCAACCTGAACCACATGGTCAGATCCGACCTGCTCCACCAATTCCTTGACGAGTTCGAGGCGGTCCTCAAGGGGAGAATCGTTGGCCTGATCGCGCCAATCATCGAACACCATCGCATCGAACACATGAAAATTAATAGCCATAGCTTTCTTATACCTCAATATGCTTCCAGGTTACACCGGATACGATCTTAAAAATCGCATTGTATCCTTGCTGATATTTCTCGCAAAGAAGATTTACAGCATTTGTTTTATTGCAAGAATCACGTAAGATCGCGTATTCTTTTTTGATCTGGCGAACCGATTCATCGTTCAGAGTTGTTCGCCAGCAATTTTCGCCTCTTTGAGGCGAAATTCTACCAGTGTTAGAAATCGCAGCTTTCATGCGCATTTCTTTCTTTTTGGAATCAGGCATATTGCGAAGAGATTCTCTAATCTTTTCAGAAACTGCTTTTACGAAGTTCGGATCATTCATCCGAATCTTTGCTCGTTTTGAAATACCTTCAGCAATTTCCGGGTGATCTCGGTGTGTTCTCTTAAGCCCATCAGAAATATTTTTCTTTTGTTCATCTGTGGGAACCCAGCCAGCTGCGCCATCACCCCCGATTGTGAAGTTGCATGCAACTTCTTTATCTGCAAGATCATCATGATAAAACGTATGATGTTCTTTGATCATCAAAATTTCTTGATCAAAACATTCTTTTTCAGATGTTGATGAGAAAACAACTTCTCTTCTGAGGCCAAATGTTTTTCGAATGTGCTTGTGTTTCTGATTTCTTTCAGGATTTCTTGTGCGAAATTCATTGCCTTTACCAACGTAAAAGGCTCTTGGAATTTCCTCCGTGGTCCAGTCAACATAGGTGTGAAAAATTGTCATGCATATAAATATGCACCACCTTTAGTTTTAGGCAGAGATTGGAACGTAGATATGAAATTACTTCTTTTTAAGAACACCTGATGCAGTGCTGTTCCACGTTCCATCCTCATCAAGAAGCTCTCCATCAAGTACAAAGTTGTCCCATGGAGATTTTTCAAGAGCTCGTTTAACTTCCTGAACACCAGGAGAATCAATGGGAGAACCGCTGCGCGTGAACATCGTGACCTCACCGTTGCGCTTGATCGCGATGCAACGGAGACCATCGAGCTTCGGTTCGACACGAACAGGATAGGCGACCGGTTCCGCGATCACGATGCCCTTGCCTGCCTCGTGGCGAGACTCGAGAGATTCCGCGAGCTGAACAGAGAACTTGGCGATTGCACCAGGCCAGGTCTTGTCGACCAGGGATTCCGAAGCACCTACACGAAGGTTGCGGAGGAGGATGCGGGTGCACCACTTGGCCTGACGTGCATCGAGGCCGGTGAAGAACGATTCTACGGCAGCTTTGGCAGCATTACCCGTGAGCTTACGGGTGGCGAGGTCGTTGTGGAGGAGATCGAGGAAGGACATGATCGCCCCGTCGTCCGAGACCGTCGCCGCGGGGAGCGGCTTTGGAGCCTTGAACTTGTTGACGTAGAAGTTGGTGTAGGGATCGCCGACTGCGACGAAGACCTGCTTCAGCAGCTTCTTGCTGGTGTTTCGTCGGAGGACTTCTTCCTTGAAGAGACGGGAGTTGTCAGATTCCAGGGATTCGAGGATGTCAATGACGGATTCCATGTTCACCACTATACACTCTTCAGGTGGGACTTTGCATTAGCCGATGCGTTTGATTGCACACAGGTACAGAGGATTCTCGGGGATCGTGACTGAATACTTCTTGTATTTGGGAGACCGACCGGACCCGTCGTTGAGATCGAACTCGTACTTGCCAGGTTCCACTTTGATCTTAGAGAATCTCTCGCGATCAAACGTCCTCCCTTTGCCGCCGAGTCGCAATCCTCGGCGAAGCTCTGGCATCTGCCATCGGATGTGCTTGCTGATCTCGTCACACGCAGCGTCGTATTTTCTCTTCAGATCTCTGGCGATTCTTTCGTCATTGTTGAGGATCTGAATCTGGATGGGATATCCCGCCATCTCGTGGATTTCGCCCATCATCGCCGCGAGCGCAGACAGACATTGAGCGCGCTCGACCATTTCTGCGACGTTTGCGTTCCATCTGGAAGAAACTCCGGACGTCATCTTCAACTGATAGACCTTCCAGACATTTCCCATAGGATCTGTCTTTTCAGTTTCGTCCGTAGTCCACCGAAGCGTGACGTCTGCGACAGCCTGATAGTATCTGTCAGATACGGTGTTCTGCAGTCTGAGATCCAGTCTGATCTCCTTGTCGTCAGGATTGTCAGCGAGGAACAGCTTGCTGAGATCCTCGTACTTTGGTTTGTCGAGGAACTTACAGACTTCGTGCTGCAAGATCTTCTGGATCACTAAGCGTGAAATGATCTTCTTCGTGTCTTGACGACTATTTTCCGCTGTAGTACTCATGTGCTTCTCATCTCCCAGTCGCAGCATAGCATCGGATTTTCGTATCCTTGTCCTTGATGAAACCGCACCACGATGCACTGCCTGTAGAAGTGGCATAACACATCATGCGGGTGTCGTGATCGCCAATCAAGGCACACGAAGCTGTACTTGCAGTTGCGTTGCTGCTAAAAATCATGACCAGAAGGAGAACGAAATTCCTCATGGTCATGATCATAAAACGCCTGTGTGCTAATTTGCACACACTCCTGTGCTTAAAGTTCGCAGCTGTTTGCCTCACGAACGTAGAACGACGATAGACTTGTAAAGTTGCAAGTGAAAATCTTTTGACTGTCTACACGAGACTTCACATGTGATCTCACTCTCTTGTAAGTAGAGTATTCATGTCGTGCCGCGTACGAACCCTTACTAGGGTCACCAGACGTGTAACATCTGAATGCAGCAGTTGCTTCAGGTGTCCTCTGCCAACAAGCGTCTAAGACGTGGAGTGCCAGCTTAAGCTGAATCTTTCTGTTGTTGCAAATTTCAGTTCGCTTGTAGCCCTTCCAGTTAGGACCTCTCATCACCTGACCGAGGCCGACGGATTTGCCGCCGTCTCCTGAGACTTTGCAGTTCTCAACGTCACGTCTGAGTGCTGATTCTCCTACTGCGATCGCCGCGAGCATAGGCAAAGCATCTTCTTGCTTGAGGTTGCTCTTCAGAGTTCCACTCTGGAATTCATCATTTACGACCGAGACCATGTCTTCTGACACAACTCTGAGCCGATCTTGGCTGACGCCGGGCAGTGTTACTTGTAAAGCCAGCATCAGTGCGATAGCTAAATTAGTCATTATCTACATTTCTCCTTGTGAGCTCCCTAAAGACACAGGGTGACTCAAGAGGTCACATTTGTCTCCAAGGAGTCCTCTAACTATACTCGGCGACAAAATTTGTAAACCTTGAAGATCATCAGAGATCTTGCGTGGACGTGCTGGTCTTTCTCTTTTTCTTCTTGGGTGTCTCGTCCTGTGGAATTTCTAACGTGTCTTCCTCGGGGGTCAAAATTTCTGTTGTCGATTCAGGAAGTGGGTTGAGAACAATCACGCCTTCAGTCGGAGATGAGACTTCATGAGTCATGGGTGAACCCATGGCCTTGTGAAATTGTTCCTCGCTTGGCGGAACTACACCAATGGAAGAGCACCTCTCAACTAGCTTGTCGTAAGTGACAATCCCGGTGTCAACCAAAAATTTTTCCAGTGTGGACCTCTTCTTCCTCAAGAGGTCAAGGAGAGAGACCCTTGACAGGCTTTTTGTTTGCAGTCTCATAAAAGTTACCTTCCGATTTGCTGAATATATTTGTCTTCAGCCTCTAAAGTGTGTAATATACTACAAATTGCGTTTTGGAACTTCGGCGTCTTGATGATGCTGTCTATCTTGTGTTCTGGGACTTCCACGTCCCATCCATCGATGATGGCTTCCGCAAATTTTCTCATGACTCTGAGGACGTAGTTTCTTGCAGAAGAATGGTTCATCTTAAAACCAATTTCCGTCATCATATCTGCGATTTCCCTGTAGTTCACGCCTTCATCGAGACCGACGGTAGCGTACTCAGACTTTTTTTCGGAGCTCTTCTTATTCATTTTTCAAATTCCTTCCGAGACCTTGACGAAAGCTTAAAGGTGAGAACCTCATGCTCTGTAGACTCTCAAGTCTTGTGTTTAAGTCCTGCTCGAAGCCTACTTTGTCTTCGAGCAGTTTTTCTTGACCCTGGGAGATGTCTGTAAGGACCTTTTCAATGTTGTCAAGTCTGTACTTAAAGTACAACGATGTTGCCAGCAGCGTGACAAATGAAAAAACTTCCAACATGTTTCTACCTGAGCGGAACACCCTTTTTCAGGGCAGCTAATTCTTCTTCAGAAATCCTGTAAGACTCATCGACGACTTCATGTTCATCAAAAAGACCGAACCGCAATTTGAGGATTGCAGATTCTTTGTCAGACAAGTTCGATAGAACGCATCGGACAATGTCCATTAACTCTTTGGAAGATACGTTATAGAAAGGATCGTTTCTACCGTCAGTGTCCTCAAGTTTTTCTTCAAGCGTCCCGCTGTCTGGATCGGAAGAGATCGTTTGACTTAGAGAAACTACGTTATTTCCACTCGCGAGAGTGGCCTTCACTACAGTCTCAGAAGCATCTACGAGTGTCATTAGATCCTCTTGCGTAGGATCAGACCCAGTAAGTTCCTTGAACTCCTGAGATGCCTGTATTAGTTTTCTCTGAATTCCTGCGGCATGAGCAGGAAGACGAATCATCCTCTTCCGCTTCAGGACGTGTTGGCTAATCGCCTGCTTGATCCACCACGTGGCATAGGTGGAGAATCGAAAACCCTTCTTGTAATCGAAGCGCTCGATCGCCTTGAGGAGACCGAGGTTGCCCTCCTGGATGAGGTCCTCCAGCGGAATGTTGTGACCTTTCTGCTTCTTTGCGATGGAGATGACGAGCCGCAGGTTACTCTCGATGAGCTTCTTGCGCGCCTTCTCAGCTGCGCTACCACCAGACTCGTACTGCTGAAAAAGCGTGACTACGTCAGGATGCTTAAGCTGCGGGAAAGCCTTAAGGTCATTTAAATAAGCACTGATGGTGCCTCCCGTTTCAGTGGAGGACTTTTTGGAAAGGTTCATTTGCCCTTTTCCTTTTTGCTTCTGTAAGTTATTTTCTTTGTTCAAATCGTTTATGTTTTTCAGTTATAAGAAGATTGTTCTGCTTCGTCGTGCGACGAGGAGAAATCACCGTAGTATGCGTCAGGATTGTTTCGAAGATATTCCGAGTGCATCGATCTGCGAGTGTTGCGAATCTTGAGTTCTCGCTGGACGTAGCAGATCTCGACCTCCCAAGAAGTCAGATCGTCAGTGTAACGAGAAGCCTTCTCACGTTCGTTCTGTAGATAAGCATGTGCACGTTCCAGAGACTCGTCATCGTAGCAAGAAAGAGCATCCATGTTGATAACGTCCGGATGTTGTACGTCCTTCCTGTTGTAAGTGCTGCTCTTGTTGCTCTTCTTGAAGTTCGAGGTTTCCTTCTTCGCGATCATGTTCATGTTCATGTTCTTTCTTAGTGTTTTGTGATGTTGATGAGTTGACGTTGAGTTACTGCTTATTGTGGTTGTAGGTTGTAAGGAATCCAAGCTACTTTTATTTTTCTAGATTTGAGGTCGGACACCATGTTGGTCGCTCCCAACGGATTGACGCTGTGCACGATCACCTCACCGGGAAGGCGTTCATCGTGTAACTCACACACTCGAATCGCGGCGTGTTGTCCTGTGAAGAATTGCATGTCACCCCACCCGTCCAGGTAGGAATCACCAGGACCCAGGTCGTGATCGAGGTGGATCAGGTCCCACGGAGAACCACTCTCGAGTTCACGAACGAATTGGCTGTAAGTCTCCACGTGGACCACCTCATGCCCTCCGTAGAACTCGGCGAACGCATCGTGTCTCACCTGCTCGTCATCGAGGATCAAGATTCGCATGCGATCACTCCCCATTCGTTGGGTCCGATGGTGTACACGATTCGAGAAACGCCTGCGATCCGCAACCTGCGTTCACATCCTCTGCACGGTTTCGCCATCGCCCAGGAACCATCCCTGCGTGCCACTCGTGCAACCCACACTGTGGAACCAGGGGTCAACTTTCGGGCGAGACGTGTCTCGGCGTGGTGATTGCGCTCAAAGGTGGCCTCAGGTGCTGGGATGTTCCTCGAGGAAACGAAGACTCCATCGGCGCGAAGGCCCACGGCACCGAGCAGAAAAGTTCGGGCATCCTTGCTTCCACTGATCGCAGTAGAAGCTGCCTCGGCTAACATCTTTTTGTCTGAAGCCATGTTGGTACTCTCAGTATAACCATTCTGAGATCACCTTTACACTGGTTGACAGGTTAAAAGACAAAGTTGATTGGCAAATTCCAAACAACAAAGTGAATTTACACCACGAAGAAGACACGTACAAATTTTTTCATTATTCGATACTTAGAGATCATGAATGATAAACTCGTAACTTCGCTCAATGGTCTTCAGTTCATCGAAAAGTGGGAAGGTTGCATCCTCACCCCGTACAAGGACGTTGCTGGTCTCCGCACTATCGGCATCGGCTACCTCATCAAGCCCACTGACAACTTTCCAGACGGTGTGGCGATCACCAAGGAGAAGGCGTACGACCTCCTCCGTGAAGAGGTGAAGAAGTGTGAGGACTCGATTAAGAGAAACATGAAGGTCCAACTCACCCAGAACATGTTTGATGCCCTTGTCTCATTCGGTTTCAACTGCGGAGTTGGGGTGTACTCAAACTCAGGTGTTGCCCGCGAGACAAATGCGAGCAACTTCGCAGGTGTTCCAGAGCGTCTCCTCGACTGGTGCAAGGCCACGATCAACGGCAAGAAGGAGATCGTCCCAGGTCTCTACAACCGACGCAAGGACGAGGGAGAGCTGTTCCTTCGTGGAACAGGAATCAGCCCAGTCTGGTCTCCTGAGATGGCTGCGACGATGGCGGCTCTTGGAGTTCCTTGGACGAAGACTTCCCTCTCGGATGCACAGACCAAACTCGCGAAGCTCGGTCTCTATAAGGGCAAGGTAGACGGTATCTGGGGACCTGGTACGAACAGCGGTCTTGTCACGTTCGCCGGCCAGAAGAACGTGAAAGTCGGTGACCTCTCCAAGGGAGCCCCTCAGGCACTCCTTGACGAACTCAAGAAAGTCTAAGACTTCTTAGAACCGTAATTATCTGCGGCCCAACCGCCTCCCTTCAGGACGAATGCAGTACCTCCTGAAATGAGGCGGTTGCTGCATTCTACCTTGCAGGATGGGCAAGGGGTGTGTGGTTCGTCTTTGATGGATTGAATTGTCTCGAACTCGTTCTCACAGACTAGACACTTGTAATCGTAGGTTGGCATGACTGTACCTATGTGGAACCGACCGGGGACGATCCGGTAACCTCGAAATTAAAAGTTTCTTGCTCTACCAATTGAGCTACGGTTCCGTGGCGGTTACTCATCGACCTGATGTTCCTTGGTCGCTTTCACCTACAAGAAATTGTCACGAAGGAACGCGTGCTCAGAAATTCAGTTTTCTGAGTGTGCGGGTTTATATAAACCCTGCGGAGAAAGAGGGATTCGAACCCCCGGTACCCTTCCGAGTACGGCGAGTTTCAAGCTCGCTGCCTTAAACCTCTCGGCCATTTCTCCAATTGCTACTCATTCATACAGTTCAATGAACTTTTTACCGTATTTTTGTGTAACATAATCTAATATACTTTTCATATCATCTTCGTACAAGACTTTAACGTCAGGATTTGCTATCAATTTTGCTTCCCATTGTGGTGTCTTGAATCCTTTTATTTCTACAAGAATTCCATCTACTAAAAAATCTGGGATGTAGTTTCTTATTTCTCCTGACCACTCATATGTCCTTCGTTCCGAATTTCGTTCGATCTTGATAGAGTGATCAAGACAAAAGATAACATAAGCTAACTCCCAACTACTATCACAGAAGAATCCTTTATACCAACCTTTTTTGCCTCTACCGGAACCCTCAACATATCCACCAAGTTTTTTCTTCTTGGCAAGATCCGATAATTTCTGTTTGAATTCTTCAGTATGTGTACAGCCCTTCAAACCCGTCAGTCCCTTGTTCCAGGACTTAAATCCTGTTTTTCCTTTGTTCCAAGGAATCGAACCTTTCTTTTGACCAGCTTTTTCTGAGTGAGGAAATTTCACTTTTTCAGGATTCATCTTGCAACACAACTGATGTGCTGCTAATGATCCTTTGTTATTGATTTCTCTATCACAAAATTTACAATTCATGATCTTAACTATATCATGAAAATCAAGACTGTACCGTTAAACCAACAAATTACTTCCTAAACTCTAACTTACCTTCTGCTTCTGCAATGATCATTGCTTCAATATATTCGAGGTGAGAATCAGCACCTGGAATCTCATGTCTCCTTCGAGTGATGTTCTCTTGAATCTTGAGGATCTCAGACTTTGACTGTGGGCATGTGACTTTCTCACCTGGTTTGAGATTGTCGAGAGCCCTACGAAGTTCAGGTAATGGTGTTTCGGCTTTTGTGTCTGCGTTGTTTACTCTTGCCATGATTTGCCTGTGCTCCGACTCCTGGGATCGAACCAGGGACAATCGAGTTAACAGCTCGAGGTTCTGCCTCTGAACTAAGTCGGAATGTGTCGTAACACTACAACAATTTCTTCAATTGTTCAAATATCTTCATCCATGTGGAAGCCGATCTGTTTCTTCGCTCCCGGAGATTCTCTCAGTTCATCGATGGCGTGAATCACGCCGATAACCGCAGCACCGAGCTTGAGGAATGCAACAGTTCTCGGCGATCTAAGGATCTCCCAGGCTGTCCTCTTCATCTTCGAGATGTCTCTCATGTTGAACATGATGTAACTGTAACTTGTTCGAGTCGTAATTTACACTTCAGGAGTCTCTTCACCTTCAGCTGCAGCTTCTGCAGCTGCATCGGCAGGAGTCGCCCCCTTCGTCTTGAACCCGATGTACTCCTCGGGATCATCGGTACCAGTATCCGAAGACGTCTGTGCCTCGATCCACTTCGTAGGGATAGAATCCTTTGACATCAGTAGGATCAGACGTGATACCGGGACCAGAGGGACTCTCAGCGATGACTCTTCGGATGAGCTTTCGGAGCTCAGAGATCCGAATCTTCATCGTCGTCCTCTTCGACTCCCAGGCCACCATGTTCCATCGAGTGGACCTCGTCATCGTCGACGGGTTCTGCAGAACCCGGATACCAACGCCCAGGCACCCATCCCTGTTCAAGGATTGTCTCGCGGATTATTCTTCTTAATTCAGATAGGCGAATCTTCATGGCATTTATCCTACACCAGGATGTCCGTTTGATCCTGTCAGCGGAAGAAAATTCTTTGCGGGGATCGTCGTGAGTCCGCAGAAGAGTTGATAGTCAACGCGAGTTCCGTAAGAACACGAGACATAGAAGACCGTTGTTCTTATGTCGTGGTGAACAGTGTCACCCTGGTCGAGGGTGATGTAATTGCCAACAGCTGGATCGAAACCCCGCTCTGTGAAGGACAGACAGATCTTGTCGGCTGCATTTGCTCCTCTGTTACTGATGTTGATGAACTTTGTGACGAAAGGAAACTTGTGCTTCTGCACCTCCCCATTCGAGATGATCGAAGATGTTAGGTACGGAAGTGCCGACACCTGATACGCCGGCGCAAAATACTCACCGTTACTGGGCCAGTTGAGACTCACGCGGATAAATATCCTCGAGGCAGATTTATGTCAGGATTTACATCTCTCGGTAAAAAATCATCTGGTGGTGCTGGTGGAGGTTCTCTCAACGCGAACTCGACAGGTCCGTTTGGGACTTCACTGGTGTCGGAACCAAGTGCCACAGCGCAGGGAGCATTCACGTTTGGGCTAAACACGTCCACGTGGACTGCGACAGTTTCGGGAACAGGAGCCGATGCTCAGACAAGTGAGGGCACACTCACACTCACGAGCGGAAATGAGACAGACAGTTCAACCACAGTGAGGTTGTCTCGTGGCATCCGTTACAGGGCAGGCCAAGGATCCATGGTGAGACTCACTGCAATTTTCAATGATGCAGGTCAGGCGGACAACCTGCAACTCGCGGGGATGGGCAACAGGGAATCTGGTTACTTCTTCGCGATGAGTGGAAGCAACTTTGGAATTCTTCACCGTGAGAAATCAACTGTCGATGTGAGGAAGTTCACGATCACATCGCCTCCCGCAGGTTCCGCAACTCTCACACTGAACCTAGACGGTAATGCCGTAAGTGTTCCCGTGGTAGGAGGTTCATCTGCGAGCCAGACCGCGTACCAAATGACTGTGTCCGGCAGCTTCAACAATGCAGGATCAGGATGGATTGCAGAAGCGCATGGTTCAAGTGTGTACTTCGCATCACTGATCCCAGGACCCTATGGTGGAACTTTCTCGTTACTCAATGGTGTATCTGACATCGCGACTGTGACGAATCCAACACCTGGTGTGCTACCTACTCAAACGTTCATTCCACAGTCTTCCTGGAACATCGATCCCATGAATGGATCAGGCACATCAAGATTCACGCTTGACACATCGAAAGGCAACGTGTTTGGAATAGGCCTACAGTACCTCGGGTATGGTAACGCGTTCTTTTCAGTGGAGGATCCGGAGACAGGTCTGCTCACACCGTGTCACATGATACGTAATTCCGGAGCGAGGACCACACCTGTTGTGAAGGACCCACACATGTCGGCGATGTGGCAGGCGATTAACAGTGGTTCACTCTCATTAAACATCACATTGAAGGGAGTTTCGGCTGCAAATTTTGTGGAAGGAAAGATACTGCGTAACGTGGGTCCGAGCTTTTCGCTCACCGCGGAGAGGACAGGCGTCAATGACGTGGGAAACGTCATCACACCAATCTTCACAATACGAGCAAATTCGATACACAAAGATAGAATCTGTTTTGGAGAGATAGATCCATTTAATCTTACCGTTGGATCAGACACAGGAAATGCTTCCTCTACGACGCTCTTGACGGTCTACATCTATAAGAATGCAGATCTTGGAGGACCAGTCAGCTTCATAGATGTCGACAGTAATCGCTCTATATGCTCTTACGATACGACAGCGACAAGCGTGTCGACGACTTCACGAACTCAGTTGCTAAAATCACTCGTGCTTGCTGCAAATGACAGTGCGATTCTCGATCTTGCAAATGAAGACTTCTACCTGTGCAACGGGGAGACGCTCACAGTAGCAGCCAAGTGTAACAAAAACAACACGTCAGATGTGATTGCCTCGATATCTTGGTACGAAGACCAGTGATCATGTGGGATCGCAGTTGTCTAAGTGAACCCAGCCAATCTTCTGATTTCCGGTGAGAACCATGCGGTACAGGTTGGGGTTGAGCCGCTTCGGTCTCTTCGGATGGTTAGTAGCGAGCACGATCATCAATTGATGCTTATCCAGCTCGTCCACCTCGCTGTTGAGATCCTCGTCCCAAACGTGAACGTGACTAAACTTCGCCCGAATGAGAGAACCCACAGGCAACGCTTGTCGAGCATCCCAGGCCATCAGCAAGTAATCTTCACGGAGTAGGGACAATTCACGCTCATGCAAGTTCCACCGGGTTCCACACCGCACTGGGGGCAGTTGCTCACAGGACGGGTCAGGAGAGTATCTGGGATCGATGGCAACTGTATATGTCGATCGGCGAGCGAAACCTTATTTCGGAGCGCATCCAGCTTAAACTCCAGATCCTCAATCCTCCTCAGCAGATCCTTCTTCTTGATCTTCTTCTTATTCTCACCCATGATCACACCTTCCATTTCTTGAGAATATTCTACACGGTTTCTGGTCCACTTGGCACCGCCTGCACCACGGAGTAGATGTGCAGTTCGTTGAGCAACTTCTCGATCTTGCCCTCACGATTGAGGAACACGGAATAGGTGCACGGCCCTGCGTAGATCCGCCCAGGCAGGAGACAGGGATCGATGCTTACCATCAGTTCGTGCGCCCCGGTCCTCCGTTGCGTTACGAGCACAAGATCTCCGGGGCGCATACCTCATAAGTATCACAACTCTTCCCGTGGGATCACACGAAAACCCCAGGTATGGTAGCCATCCCGGATCCGCCCCTCTCGATCCACGAACACACCGTGCTTCGGCATGCCCTGCAGTTCACCGAGGTACAACACCACCTCACCCGGCCGGAAGTGGGAGAACACCGTGTGCTCATCCGGGTTGGGGTAGTACACGGTGAGGGTATTGGGCGGAACCTTCACAGTGAAGTGGGTGGGCCTCAACTGCCCGCTGGGATCTGGTACCTCGAGGTTGAAGGCATCCCGTAGGTGTGGGTGTTGCACAGCCTCGATCTCGGCGATATCGGGCCACGAGGCCACCGCCTCCTCCGCGTACGGGCCCTTGTAGAGGTTCGGAAACTTCGATTCGAAGTTCACTTCTTCTTCCCCATGATCGCGGTTGCGGGGTAGGCCTGTGCCTCTGTAACCTCCATCTCGATCACCTCCCAGAAGGGCGAGATGGGAGCCTTGTTGTTCTCCGCCCACATGGTGAGGTGGGCCTTCAATTGGCCCAGCTTCATCCACACCTTGCCACCATCCTCATCCCACGTGGGATTGTTTCCACCGGAGGAGTACTTGCCCGTGCTCATATCACGCAGCTTGTAGAACTTCATCACCACTTCCTCATCTTCTCGAGAGAATCATCCAACAGTGCCCGGATCCGATCGTAATCGTGCGGGTTCAACATCACGGTATCGTAGTGCCCGTACCGCTCGGTGCGCTTGAACACGTACTTCACTGCGAGCCACACCCGCTTCCACCAGGGAAGCCAGTGGTTGAGGGGAACCGAGATGGAGATGTGGCCCATCTCCTCATCCACCTCGAACCGCACGTTGTGATCGAAGGTGGAGCAGGTGCACTCGAACCGGTGGAAGTTGTCACTCCGGATGTATGAACCCGAGATTCCTTCTGTGCTAGAATTTAACAAGTTGATCTCCAAAGTAATCCTCCAATCTCTCCAGCTCAATCTCCAACTCAGGACACCGCTCCCACTTGGAACGCTCACGGGACCAGAACTGGATCACCCGTAAATCGATGCAGTTCATCGTGTGCCCCGCAAGGCAGCAACCTGCATTGGGCGGATCTCCATAGTGCAGCTCCTTCAACCGTGAGGGAGCGGAGAGGGGCTCCAAACGATCGCCGTTCCAGTGACAGGAATACTCCCACCAGTTCATCTCCACATCAAACTCGTGGCAACAACTCTGGCACGCGATGCGAAGGAGGACAACCTCCCGGGCATAGGGGTTGGCGCTCTCAGTGGGTGCGAACTCGCACCATCGAGGAACACCGTGGGCATCCCACCACAGGGGTGGTTCCGAAATGCGTGAGAGGATATCTTTGTAATCGGGTACCATTGCACCTCCATCCTAATACAGGATTCATTCAGGTTACATCAGGTTGCACTTCTTCTAATTCATCGGAGAAACACACACCCATTCCATTGGGAGTAAGCACCTTGATCCACTGCGCGTGCTTCATGATGTTGGTGGATCGGATCGCAACCACGATCCCAACCTGGTGTGGCCCGAAGGGAACATCCTTGTAATCCTTCTCGAGGATCTCGCTCCAAGAAGATTCCTCATCATCCCCCACGAGCATGTCGGGAGGATCGAGGTATACCCTCACGCTAGATGTTACAAGTGATCCTACTTTCACGTGTGATCTTACCTCTAAGGGTAAGTATCACTCTACGGGATCAACGTTCCAATCACCGATCCAGCCCCAGTGCCCGTTGGGCACGAGGAGCCTCAACCATCCATCCTCTCGCGTTTCCAGAACGATGCCGGTAGAACCACGAGCCCAGGGTGGGCCGAATTCTCCAATGATCTCACCCACCGCCACTGTTCGAGCGGGATCACGTGGAAAGAGGTAAACTGATTCGTTGTCAAAACTCGGCCGTACGAGTTCTCCGGGATAGAATCGCTTGTTGTTTCTTCTTGGGGCCACAGGTACATGTAACTATCCTCTCATTCAGGTTGCTATACCGAGATTCACGAGCCTGTTCTCGGCAAGTTGCTCCTCACTCGGTTCCTCGAAGCCCAACTTGGCCAACTTGGAATCTCGAGCGATCGCATTGATCTGGCAGGAGATGTTGCGGGGCAGGTAAACGTGCCCACCTGCGCCCTCGATCGCCTCGATGAAATTTACGAGTGAGGTTCCTGCCGGAATTGGGCGAGCATCATCCTTTGAACCCCAGCCATCGGGAACGAGCCATGCCACACATCCGCGGTTGATGCCCTGCACGCTCCAGGCAGAGTTACTTCCCGCTAGATCCGCAGGAGTACTGTAGGGCCCATCCCAGGCCACCTTCACGAGGTGGTGGGGCACGCTCTGCCCATCCACTCTGTGATCAGAGTACGGTTCATCCGCGTTGTGCTCGTAGGGGGCATCATTCCAATCATCACCCCACTGAGCCTCCAGTTCGATCGATGTGAACCACGCGAAGCGATCCCGCGGGCACACGTAGCACAGCTTCAAATCTCCGATGGGAGCTTCCTTATCGTTGATCACTTGGTACCTCTGTTCATCACATCCTTCACCACATTCATCCTATCGTAATCATCGAGCAACATCGAAGCCTTCAGGGCGATCCCGGGCTCGAGGCTGTAGATGAACATCTTCACGAACCTCTGCACCTCGTGCTTCGTGATGGGGCGATCCCACCGCTTGAGGGTGCCATCCTTCACCGCCTCGAAGGCATCGAACACGAGGTTCACGAATCGATCCTCATCGCTCGTGCGGAGCCTGCGGTACAAGTGCTTCGATGCCCACTTCTTCACCCGCCACAGCAGGTTGGGCTTGCTCCACAGATCGATTCCGATGGCACGTGCTTCCTCGAGCTCCAACCACTCGGGCGGAGTGAGGATCGATTCGGGCAGGAGTGCCACCTTCGCGTTGGTGAGATCGAAACCGCTCAGCACATCCTCGAGGGCTCCGTTCACCCTCGTGATGAATTGGTACCTACATTGATCGTAGGTTACTTCCTCCGCGTATCCTGCTGCTGTGGTTTCGCGGTGCGCACGTTCTCCAAAGGCCTTCATCACCGATCCAAGTGCAGCTCGTGCAGCAACCTCGTTGGGAAAGAAGAAATCAACATCACCCACTGCACCCCTCCACTTCCAGTGCGTGGATGCCTTGCCTGATGGATGTGGTGGAGCTGCATGCACCAACTCCGTGTAGCTCTCGAGGGCGCGCCAGGATGATTCCCGCCTCCACACGGGATAGATGTTGAGCTCTCCGCGGGAAGATGCATCGAGGGCGGCCACCATCCGGGCGAAGCCACCTGCGATGTAACCACCGTGATCCCACACGATCTTGAAGGCAGTGGCCTGGCTGGAGGTGATGCCTCCACCGATGAGTGCCTCAGGAAACCAGGAGCTCTCTCGAGATTGTAGGCTCATCCCTCCACCTCCACGAACTCGCTGAGATCGATGATCGCATCGAGATCACCACCCCTCCGAATGTAATCGAGCCCGCCATCGGTGAAGATGGCCTTGCACTCACACCACACGAAATCGTGCGTGTGCCGGGATTCGATCACGGTGTTGCACTTGGCACACCGGGCCACGTTGCGAACGAGCTTCTGCATGTTGTTATCCTACACCACTGGTGGTGCACATTACATCTCCGTTGATCCACGTGAGCCGCCCGAGCGAATCCGATTGGGCAACTCGCATCCGCCCCTCGTTCTCGATGATGTAGATCGAGGGAGGAAAGAAGGAGCGCGAGCCCCGCACATCACGGATGGAATCGAGGTATAGCTGCAGCCGATCTCGCAGGGCACGTTCGAGGATCCGCTCGTAGGTTCCTGCACACCCATGGTAGAGGCTTGCCTTCCGTTCGAGGAGCCCGATCTCTCGCCCGCCTTCCTCGTACTTCATCACGGTGAAATCTTGGTGCTTAAGATCGCCCTCGAGTGCCCTGCGAGCCAGATACACCGCATCATGGTGGGAGAATCCATCATCGTTGCACCGGATCACCCAATCGCGTTCCGTGAAGATGTAGAGATCGTGGTTCACATCGAGGCCACGTGCAGCTCGTGCGGAACGAATCGCATCCCAGAATGAGTTGTTGGCAACCTCCCACTTGGCCCACAGCTGTGAAGTTCTCCGCTCGAGGCTCCGCCAATCGAGCACCTTCTTGGGATCCGCACCGGGATTCCCAGCTCCGCGGGCGTTCGTGGTTTGCACGCGGCATGCCTTCATGTACTGGATCTTATCCGCCTTCGTTGCTTTCCGCCACATCTTGAAGGGCGGATCGTACGCAGGAGAGTACTGATCGATGTTGAAGTGTTTCACAGCTTGCCTTTGTGATTCATCGCACCGGATTGCGTAACGGTGCGGAAGTTGATGCCCGGGTTAACGGAGAGGTGGGAGCCGAGTTGGCACTCCTTGCCTTTGTGGAGGCCGGAGTTGTTGGCCCAGAACGATTTGTACTGCTCACGATCAGCTTTGTTGTTGAACGCCAGGATCGCGATGGAGGCCATCTTGCCATCACCGGAGGCAACACCGAGGTACCGAGGAACATCCTCACCGGTGCACTCGGGGCACTCGTTGATGCGCCCGCCCGCGCGCTTCTTCGCAGGGGAATCGGTATCGAACGTGCCTTCGCAGTGGATGCATTCGCGGATCATGGAAACCTCTTGGGGTTGGTGGGTTGAACAACTACAGGATATAACATCTCACCTCAACTTTGCACTGGGAGAGATCATCTGCGATCGCACAGGATTAATCGTGGGGGTGGGATGGTGGAAACCTCACCCGAATTAAAACGAATATTCTGGGATGGCATCCGATAGGGCGAGATCCATCTCCTGGAACCGGAGGGGGATGCAGTATCGGGAGAACATCTCGCTCCTCCCCGCAGAAACATCCAAGATCATCGGCGCTCCGTCGTGATCCATGCGGAGGATCTTGAAGTGGTACCATGCCTCCGCGATCCGCCCCTCCTGCCTCACATCGAGGATGAAGTAGAGATCGAGCTTCAGGTTCTCGCGGTGGATGGGTGGGATCCCCACGGGATCCACCATGAACATGTCGCCAGGTTTGAGTTCACGTGCGTAGATAGACAACATGTTCAATCCGTGTGAATCCACCAGGCAGTGAGCAGCCCGATGGGGAAGCCAACAAAGGTGCAGAATCCCCACCAGCCGTGCCATCCCCAGAAGGCCGCACCCGTGAAGATGTTGGCCACTGCCCACGCGAAGGATCCAACACCGAAGGTGCAGAAGGGAATGATGAACGTGAGGGTGAGGAACCAAGCGAGAACCCGTGCCAACCCCGGAAAGAGGTAGGAGATGGCCAGGGCAACGATCATCACGATGAGTAACGGCATGCCCCTATGTTACCACAGGGAGGGTGCACTTTTCACTTCTTCTGCCAGTGCACTCTCACGTGAACCAGAGCGAACACCGCCAAACCTGCGAGGATCCAGAGGAGTCCCGATTCGCTCACTTGTCCTCTCCCTTCACGAGTGCATCCTTGAATCGAAGATCCAGTGCATTCGGGCGGGATTTACGTTCCTCGTAGTACTCCTTGAACTCGGCTGCTACGAGGGCGCATCGAGCGCGGTAACGTAACTCGGTTGCGGTGCTCTCATCATTGAGGATACACCACTTCCAATCGTGATCATGGTGCCTTCGCACGAGGTACCACATGGCCTCTGCGATCGATTCAACCAACTTCTCGGGCATCTTGTTATCCAGCATGGGCTCACCTGCTTCCATAACTATACCTCACTTGGCAGCTTCGTTGCGCGGAGTTCCGAATCCGTATTGAATTCCGAGGGCATCACAGCATCCGTGGCACCGTTGTGCGTGCAACCGCGTGAAGATGCCGGGAGGCTGGAATCGAGATGCCCTCCCGCACAGAGCGGTGGCATCTGTACCTCCCTCCTCCACGAAGGGAAGGGGCCACGATCCATCCTCACCGAGAATGTCGGGAACGCAGTGTAGCTTCTTGCCACTCGCGGAGCGAACCCAGGCCCAGTGATCAGTGGGCTTGCTCATTCGCCTTCTCCTTCACCTGCTCGGAGCTCTTCATCAAGGCGGCCGTGCCTGCGAGGAAACCTTCCCTGTGCGCGTATCTGCGCACCTTCGAGATGAGACCTGCCAATGCGATCACATCGGAATCCATGGCCTCTTCCATTTCGCCTCGCTCCACCCAATCCTGTTGCAGGCCGGTGAGGGAGTGAAAGTAGAAACGTGCGGCTTCCTCACGATCTTCCTTTGTAATGTACTCTTTCATTTCGTAACTCCTGCCGCGATGATCATGCATGGAACCGTGATGGGCCACGCCAGGCCGAGGAGGATCCCGATGGGCCAACCCAACCAACCAAGCTTGTAGTTGCGGGTACGCGGATTCGTTTCCAGGAGTGCACCTGCAACGGCACCGGTGAACCAGGTTGTACCCATGGCGGTGATGATGTAGATCGCAGCGAGAATGGCATCTGTGATGTAGATCATTTTATTCCTTCCTGTTGGCGTTTGTTATCGGCGGAACGTGCAGGATTCGAACCTGCGGTGGTGCTACCCACGGCTGTTTAGTAAACAGCTGCCATTAACCGCTCGGCCAACGTTCCTGAGATGTGTGGAGGGTGAAGGATTTGCACCTACGAAGGCATAAGCCGCGAAATTTACAATTTCGTCCCGTTGGCTACTTGGGTAACCCTCCGAATGTGAGAGTAATATACACCACCCTCACGGAATTTTACACATCAGGGGAGTGCATGGAGAAATCCGAGAGTAACTGCTGAGATCGCGAGGATCGCGTACTTACCATCGAACGATTCGGTGCAGCTTCCCGCCACCATCGCGAGCCCGATCACTCCGATCGCAGCACGTTGCCGCCTCACTGCCCATCCCCGAAGAACTGCGGCTTGTGGAGGCCATCCTTGAACTCCTCACGGGCCCGCTCGAGCTTGCGGGCGTGGTAGAACAACCCGAACCTGTAGAGGCCCACGTAACCTCCCGCGATCACGGCACCCATCACGCACATCATCATCAAATCATCGAAACTCATCTCTCAACCTTTCACGCAGATGAACTGCTTTAGAGTGTGAACAACATCTACCAGATCGGCCTGCGCGGCCATCACAACATCGATATCCTTGTAGGCACCAGGCGTTTCATCGATCACTTCCTTATCCTTCCTGCACTCCACCCCCTCCGTGGCAGCACGGTGATCCGCCAGGGTGAACGTTTTGGAAGCCTCAGCCCTGCTCATTTTTCTTCCTGCTCCGTGGGAACAAGAGCAGAAAGATTCCTTGTTTCCCTTGCCTCTCACGATGTAGGATCGCGCCCCCATGGAACCCGGGATGATCCCGAGTTCCCCTGCCTTCGCAGAAACTGCACCCTTGCGGGTTACCCAGTAGTTCTTACCGAAGTGATTCTCCCTGGAGATGTAGTTGTGGTGGCACTCGATGGCCTCATCCTCGAGGCGGAAATCGGCCCTAATGGTTTTCACCATCGCTCGAACCACATCATCCATCATGATGGATCGGTTCTGAAGGGCGTAATCCTGCGCCCAGGCAACGGCCTCCACGTAATCGGCGAAGTACTGTGATCCCTCCGGTAGGTAGGCGAGATCGTGGTTGGGTAGGGAGATGTACCATCGTTCCATCTCCTCCTTCGCTTTCTCGATGAAGTAGGATCCGATCCGGTTACCCACACCCCGCGAACCAGAGTGAAGCATGATCCACACGCGATCCTCCTCATCGAGGCACAGTTCGATGAAGTGGTTGCCCGAGCCCAGCGTACCCAGGTGTTCGGCCGTTGCACCGTTGCGCCCATGGAGTTTCGAGTGTTTCCCAACGATGGCCTCCCAACCTGGGGCCAACCAATCGCTCCACACCCTCCCAACGCGTTCTGGCACGTTCTTCCATCGGCCTCGATCGTTCGGGCCACCGTTATCCGTTCGCCCGTGGGGCACGGCCCGCTCGATGGCGGCCCGCACATCGGAGAGATTTCCCGGGAGATCGTGGGAGGTAAGCGAGGTTCTCACTGCATTCATACCACATCCGATATCCACCCCCACCGCGGCCGGAACGATGGCTCCGATCGTGGGAATCACGGATCCAACCGTTGCCCCCGTTCCCACATGAACATCCGGCATCACGGCCACATGCGGGCCGATGAAGGGAAGGGCGGCCACACCCTCCAACTGATCGATCGCGCCCCTTTCAACGGGAACTCCATCCACCCACATCTTGATTGGGCGGGAACCGGGCTTCGAGATAACTTCCATGCTCCCATCCTACAACGGTGGGAGGTAACTTTGCACTCAACCGCTCGAAGTTGCCTTGCCGAGATTTGCATTGATCTGTGCCATCAGCTTCTTCTTCGTGCCCTCGGGATCCGAATCCACGGTTTTTGCTGCGGCCGAGAAGGCTGAACCGATCAACCCGAGATCCTTGTTCATCTGCCCGAGCGAACCGAGGCCACCGGAGATGAATCCGTTGATGATCGCGTGAGCGATTCCCACAGCATCTGTGGGTTCCTCGGATGCTGGCAGTGCGGTTTGCATCTTGTTCACATCGGAGGAGATCCTCTCCGCCAAACCGGAGAACAGCTTGGCGATCGCAGCGAAACCTGCGGATGCCTTCACGTTGCTGCCAGATTCCTCACCGGAACCGATCGCGGATTTGATCGCATCGAGGAGCCCCTCGCGGAGCATCTCCTGGCGGAGTGCCTCCCTCTGCTCTCTGAGCACTTCCTCACGGATGATCCTACGCAAGTGCGATTCGGCGTTCATATCAACCTTTCTTTTCATGACCTTGAACTTTCATGAGAGCTTTCAACACTGCACCTTTGTCACCAACGCTGGAAGCATCTATTATGGCCTCGAGGAGGCCTGCAAGCTCGCGAGCATTATCTATCTTCTTGATCGATTGCATCACTCCCTTGCTCTTGGCCATCATCTCGAGCACCCGCTTTGAATCCACTGTGGCCTCGTGCTTCGAGTGGAGGTTCTTCAACTGCTCCGTTTCGAGCTCTTCCCGAATAATTGATCGGAGTTGTTCCTCTGTTAGCTTCACCATGCGGGTAATTATACCCTCGAAAACCGTAGGGGCAGTTTCTACACCCATTTTTACAACATTTTCCTCGGGCCAAAAGAAACGAGGAGGAGAACACAAGGTTCCCCTCCCCATCCCACTCGTAATCTACTCCTTCAACCAGCTCCACGAGGGTTAAATATCGCTCCCATCACGAGAGATGTGAGGATGTTTGCGAACCCTAAACAGAAGAGGTTGAAGGTGATCATGCAATTTCTACCATGCTCGGGCGGCAAACCTCCGCCCATACGAGTGCCCAGAGTATTCGATTGCTTGCGTTACGTGTCCAGTGTAGTTAGCCCCCTTGTTCCAAGCGGTGCATCCGTAGGTTGCAGGATTCCACCAGTTGGAATCACCATCGCACCACTTTCCTGCAGAAGCTTTACCGAGTGTGGAGTGGTACGCAACCGCACCATCATCCTCACCTGGAAGTGTTGGCGAAGTTACTGCAGCTCCGAAGAAACTGCCCCACGTGCCCGTGCCGAGGGGCTCCGATTTAGAACCGCCGCCATGGAAGGTGCTCACTGTGGTGTTGTGTGAGAAGGAACGGGCCGCATTTACCTGTAAATCGTAGGTGAGTTGATCCGGTTGCGCGATGGATGCTAGCTCCGAACCACCTTCAGCCGAAGAACCAGCCACAACTCTCTGAAACCTGCTGCCACCGTAAAGGTAAATGACTCGTGCTGCAATGAGGCAACCTGCCGAGTGGCATCGAACTACGGAACCGCTGGGAAGCCCGTTGTAGAATGCTGCCACAACGGTGTTGCTGGTGACAACCCTCGAGGATCCGTCCCAGTTGAAGGCCTGCTTCAGTTTGCCATCCGCGTTGGCGGTTGCGAGATTGATGCCTGAATCCACCCAGTAACCGTAATCTTGATTGTAGCCTCGAGGACGAGTGTTTCCGGGATCTCGGCCGTGCACGTATACATCGGCATGGGCGGCTGCGGAGGTTGCGAGAGCGGTTGCGATGATGATGTTCTTGATGTTCATGATAACTCCTTGCGGGTTTGTGTTGCTGAATCCACATGCGTGGAACTCTTCTAATATACTATGCTGTATTGATGCCTTTACACTCGGTGCATCCAAAAAAATCACTGCACTCGGTGGGAGCTATTTCCACGGAGTGCAGCTTATCCACCCGCGGGCCCTTAACGGCTTACGCTCTACAGTGCGGTGGAAACACTTCCCTGCACACCGAATCACACGGTTATGTGGCACGCAGGGCAGCCTCCCCTTGTTTTCCTGGGGAACAGGATCCGGTGGGAGTTCATCCCCTACATTTGCGCCCGGAAACACTAGCCAGTGAACGATCTCTGGCGCGTACTTGAGTCAGGCGATCCCGACCTTCGCTCCGCGAGGCGGGAGGCACGCAATTTCGTTTAGATGCTCAGTGACATCGCCCTCAGTGAGGTGACCGATCACATCGTTTGTGACAGGCGTGTCGTACACTAGTTCCCCACCATGCATGACGGCAAGCTCGTACAACCCTTTGCTACCACCGTATGTGTGCTCTCCCCGAACAACGGATGCTGTGTAACCGTTAGGAAATTCCAGGCGAGCGGCAACACCGTTGTCCCAGGAGCGAGGCGAGAACTTCAAATCCGAGAAAGAATAATTCTTCATGATGCCTTACTTTCTTTTCTTACCAATCTTAGAAATGTGTGCTTCTTTGATGAGGAATACTGCGGGTATTGCGAAAGTAGCATAGGCTCCTACCGCGAACAGAAGAGATTGTACCATGTTTACGATCATGCTCCGATAACTAATCGCGACCTGCTCTCGATTTCCGATTTCGTGTAGAGCTGTGACGTGTGCAGCACCAACTCCTTCGGGCGATCGTGGAAGGTGCGCACTCGGTAGAAGCCTCCACCTACATCCTCCAGCACGATCACCGCATAGCAATCGTGGAAGCACACATGAGGCCCGAAGGGATACATGAGCACCTCACCGATTCTCCGCTCGACGGGAACATCGATCTCGATCTCCGGTTCCTCGGGAGGAGGCAGGGGCTGCGGTTGAACCCCACCCCGCCGGTGGAGGGCATATGCCCCTGCTGCGGTTGCGAGGGATGCCACGAACGTTATCTCTGCGATCACTGAATCCTCCGTGTTTCCCAGTTGTTGATCGATTCCATCGTGCCGAAACCACCTCACGCTGGATAGAAGAGCTTTCCGATATCGTAGGTGATGAACCGCTTCCCACCGATGAGGAAGGAGTGGCGGAGGACACGTGTGAGGTTGCCGTTCTTGGATATCTCCTCCACCCGCACCGTGCCCATGTAGATGGCAGGAGTTCCCGGAGGAAACAGCGGGGAATCGAAGGCGGAGTACGCAACGTACGGAAACTCGTGGGGAGTGTAGCCCGCAGCAACGTACCGCTTGTCCTCGGAGATCCGGCAGTGGGTGAACCACAGCCTGCCGATCTCCATCCCCTCCTTCAACGATTGGGAGTTGATGTACTCATCGAGAGGCCTCTCGGGAACGAGGGGATGGGGAGGTGTGATCTTCTTCTCCAGCTTCGCCTCGGGGCTCCAGTTAACCTTGCGAATCTTCCTCATGTTCCTACCCTACCACGGCGGGAGGGAAGTTTGCACTCAGTTGGGCTTCGCAGCAGGAATCACATGTTCCTGGCAGATCGAGCAGGAGCACACCCGCTTGCCCACATAGGGCACAGAATCATCGCGATCCACGTTGAACACGGGCCCGTGGTACTCCATCCCCCACACCTGCCGCCTGCCGGTCCAAGATCGCCACAGAACTTGCGTGGAGGGGATCCACTCCCCATCGGCCACCTCCACCAGGAGCCCGTGGTGCGGGATGATCTCATCGGTGGGGAGGGGAGCTGCTGGGAGCGGGAATGTATCCTCCAACTGCTTCGCAACTTCCTCGAAGAAACTGGCTGCTGCGGATTGCTTCGTGTTCTCGTTCATGGTTCCAACCTATCACCTTGATTCACAGGTTTACACAGAGATAATCACAGATGGAAAACGTGTAACCCCTCGGAATGTTTTTTCCGAATATTCAGAGGTCAAAATAAGTGAGGCCGGACCACCCATAATTTCAGGGCATACCGGCCTCGAGGTTACTGCCTCCACGGTCCAAGGAGATTTCACCTACGCATAATTAGCGGATCCTGCGCGTGGTACGCAGTGGACCATCCTATCATAGTTCCGCCCTGAACCCACGGAGCGGAAAGAATTTAGGAATTCACAGCATTTCGCATGGGAACCACAACCTTTTCTAGGAGCTTACCGAGCACGATCGTCTTGCGTGCGTTCTTCTGAGTCCTCGTGGGAGATTCAGCACCGATGCCGAGGGACGCCTTCAGGTACTTCCGTCCGGCCCGCTTCGCGTTCATCTCGGCGGCAAACTTGCGCCACATCTTGCGAAACTTACGCTTCGCGATGCGTGCCTCTTCGGGTGGAAGATCCGCGAGGATCCTGTTGTAATCGAAGTAGATCTTCTTGATGGGGACGATGCCCAACTGGTGGGAGACGGTCTCCAGGAAGAAGTTTCTTACGATGTCGTGTGTCATTCGTCTTCACTTTCGGGTTTGAAAGTACCAGGTTTGAGTGTCCATTTGATGTAGGACCTGATGCACTTGAGTCGAAGTGCGTCGAAGTGGTCCCTGTCTATTCTCAAGTCGAGTCGCTTTGCCAACTTCCAGCCTCGGTGCCACGCCTCCAACTCCTCCTCGAGGCACGAGACCCTGTGGTGGAAAGTCTTCGTGACTTCGGGATCGGACTGTGGGTAACCCATGCCGAATCTGTCGTGATCATCGTTGACTCCGATGAGGTGGTGACCACACTCGTGGAGGAGGACGGAGACCTGGTTTCGTGTGGAGAGTCGGCTGGATATGATTATCTCTTTTGACTGAGAGTGATAAGTTCCGTTTGGTTTCTTGGCGAAGGTCACCTTGAGTTTTCGTTCCTTGCACCAGTCCACAAGTTTTGAAAGGTCTGAAATGGCGAGGACTTCGAGTGCCCAAGCGAGCTCGCTCTCTTTGTTAGAGGGGGCCGCGACGTGGGCCCGACAGTACCGGGCCCACGCGCGTTCCTTCCAGACTTCAAGTTCGAATTCCCGCATGGGGGAACCTCACTTGTCGCCCGTCTTCTTCTTGTTGTTCGTCGAGGACAGAGCCTTGATGGCCGCGTCGGCGGAGACACCGAAGGACTCGAGAATGCCTTCCACGCACCACTTGTGGATCTGCTTCGCGAGCTCGAGGTTCTCGGTCCCGCTGCCTTGCGTCAGCTTCGACCAGCACGCCACACGGAGCTCTCCAGGCAAGTCCTTCATGAAGTCCTGCAGGTTCTTGCCCTGCTTGTCGTCGAGGGTCTTGAGGTTCTTCGTCACGTAGTCCGTCACCTTCTCGATGAGGATGTTGTGCTTCTCCGTGCCGAGCTTGTTGACCTTCTTCTTCACCTTGGCGTAGCCGTTGATCACGTCGGCACCGCTGACTTGGTAGTCGATGGTCTTCGCGAACGAGTGGAACGCGATGGTGGCCTCGTTGCCGACGTAGCCACGGCAGAGCGGGTAGAAGATGGGGCTGTCGGGCTTGTCCACCACGTCCGCGATGGTGAGAGCATTGGACAGACGCTCCCACGAGCGGCGACTCGGCGTCACCTTGCCGGGCTCCGAGTCCTTGGGACAGTCGAGCCACTTCTCGTTGCCGGCGATGAAGTCGGTGACGATGTCGGCGACGTGGCCGTCGCGGGCCCACAGGACCCAGTCCTCGACGGTCGGTTCGAGGTCGATCGTCCAGAAACGATCGAGCAATGCGGGATCCATCTCGTTGACGGTGTACGCCGCCGAGTTGTTGACGGCCGCGAAGACGCGGGTCTCCGAGTGGAGCTTCCAGCCGTTGAGCTCGCGATCGAGCACGACCTGGAAGGCAGCCTGCATCACCTCCGGCGTGGCTCGGTTGAGCTCGTCGAGGAACAGGGCGACGGGGATCTCGCACGCCCGCTTGTACCAGTCGGGCGGATTGAAACGAGTCACCTCGCCGTCGGTGGAGGGAAGGCCGACCATGTCGCCTTCGGTCATTTGACTGAGGCGGCGGTCGATCACGGGCAGCTTGAATGCAGATGCCACCTGGCGAACGACCTGGGACTTGCCGATGCCGTGTGGACCACGGAGGAGGACAGAGGTGTCCACGGGAAGCACTTCGGCGACGGTGAGAAAGGTCTTGATCGACATGGAGGTAGAGCTGTTCGACATGGGTTCTCCTGGTGTGTTGGATCTTAGTTTAACTTATTGACGGACCACTTTGCACTAGTGTCTTCCACCAGCATCGCCTGTGATCACTCGGCGAGTTTCTCGAGGTTGCGAGGTTCGACCCACGTGCCGTTCGCCTCGCGGACCTGCCAGTTGTCCTCGTCCTTCACGAGGACGCCACCGGTGTTGGCCGACACCCAGGCGACGCGGCCGGTCGTGCCGACAGGCACCTTGCGGCCGCGGGCGACGACGACGCGGTCGCCCTTCACGAAGGAACGACGCTTGTAATCGATCTCGCTGATGGCGGAGCGAAGCTCGTCGAGCTGCTTCACGATGGGACCGCCGATGCAGCGGTAGGCAGCGCTCGACCCGAGCGGGTCGGGCGTGCCGCGGCGATGGTCGTACCTGCTGTGACGGGGATGCACCCCGGACTTCTTGCGAGAAGCCTCGGTGCACGCAGGGTTGGTGCACGAGCCGAACTCGGCGCAGGACCCGTCCATCATGTCGAGGGTGTCCCACACGACGATCCAACCGCGGCCCCAGCAGGTCTGGCAGCCGTCTGCTGCCGCGAAGGCCGCCGCGAGCGATGCCCGGATGTCCGTCGCGACGCCGTTGAGGAAATCGGAGAGCCGATCGCGCTCTGCTTCGAGCTCGAACTGCACATCCGCGAGGGTGACGGGGAGGTCGAGCTTCTTCGTGGACTTCTTCGTAGCCATGGTCTTAGTATAACTCACTGTCTACCAACTTTGCACAACACCAGTGAATTTTTTCGCTTGGAAAATTCCACTACTTGAAGGAGTGGATAACCGCTGCCAGCGCGAAAAAACCTATGACGAGGCCTGACAAGAAGAGAGCTGCGTGCAACACACAATAAGTAGGTTGCTCACTTTCTCTCCAAGACGTTGCTTTGCGAGAAGTTCATCGACGACTTTTTCGTCTTCTCGATTGACGGCAGGCAAAGCTTCCTGTATGGCGAGAAGTTTCCGCTGAAGTTCTTCGGCTCGAGCGAGTTCCTTGTAGTATCGACTCTCCATCTCGGTGCTCTGCTGTACGGCCTTGTTGTACTTGTCCTCGAGGTCTGTTTGAGGCTTGACAGTCTCTAGGCGAGACTTGAGTCTCGTCAGCTTCTTAGACATTTCATCTGTCACGAGGTCGACTCCGACGACCCGCGCTGCACACATCACCATCACGAGCACGTCGGCTATTTCAGAAGCGACGGCGCGGACGTCGAGCGTGCGAGATCGAGAGTGCTGCAGAGCAACGATCAATTCCGCGCATTCCTCGATCGTCTTGTTGAGCTGAGCGTCCTCGCCCCACGCTTTGATCGTCGTCTCGGCGACGTGGTAGGCACAGACTAAGTTGTCGAAGAGCTTTAATTTTGCTGTCTCGTCTTGCATGGCTGCTGTAAATGTAACATCTGGTGGCCACGAATTACACACTGTGACACTAAGTATTTGTAAAATATCGTGTGTGAATCAAATTGAGTTATGGGCGATTAGTTACTTTAAAGACACACCCATGGAGATCATGATGCGCAAGTTCTTCAAACATATACTAGTAACGGCTTTCGTCATGTCCTTCATAGGATCGATAAGCGCCTCGGAACAGGTCAGAGACCCAGAAAAGACGAAGTTGATCGACTCAAGAGCGATGATTCAAGATGATTTCAGTGGGCTCGAGACGACACCCATCGTGAAGGCTTTCGTCACGTGGATGGAAGAGACGCAGGGTGACATCTTGATAATGCCTCCCACAGACAACGACGGCATGTTCTTCGATCTCGCAATGAAGGGCGATTCTGGAGTTGTAAAGGTCTTTGACATGGACCTGCAGGCAGACGCTAGCAATCCTGACCCGTGGTCGAAGGGTTGCCGTCACACGTTCTACCTCATAAGAATCACCTCGAGCAATCCTGTTGTAAAAGCTCTCGATGGAGAGAACAGAGAGATCCTCGCGTTCACCTTCACGGGTTGCACTTTTAAATTCATCGCGGTCGTGGCGGATCGCATGCGAGACGAAGACATGATGTACACGACGATGCTTCACGAACTGGGTCACATGTGGGGTCTACCCGACAACAAGGACGGCAAGACCTCCATAATGAACGGATCGTGGCCGGGGTCTAAGTGCATCACGAAGAAAGACCTGCACGACGTGTACGACAAGCACAACAAGACCGGCATGGAACCCAAAGACAGAGGCTGCGGGTCCAAGTAAATCTATGGCTCGACCTTTGTGAGCAGAGAAGTCTTCACAATTTTTACTTCGTCACCGAAGAGGACACGTGCGTAAGAGCCTTCGTACTGAACATAGGCAGTTAAGCCCAGCACAGTTCCTGGTGTCGAATTGTCTTTTGTGGTGACGAAGTCACCTTGCTTTAGGTGCATCATTGAAATCACTGCAGAGGTCAAAATCGTCATTGACATTCTCTAAAAGTCCGGCGTGAACGATTCCTACGAGACCTCGTTCGAAGAGGATCTGCACGTAGTGGAACAGGATGTTGTCCTGTCTGTCTGTGAAGTTGTTGAGGACGATTCCCATCTCTCCTCCCGTGACAGTGAATGCAACGTTGGCGAATGAGAAATTGCTTGAAGCGGCGTATGCATTCACCTTGTCGTTGGCTCGACGTACCGTCACCAAGTCACCCGTCTGTAGGCGGGGTATGACACGCAGGGAGGGTCGAGGCGGAATGCTGTGCACATCATAGATATTCCGCTCTCAAACTTTGACGATTGAACCGGATCAGTTCGATCCTTCGATCTTGGTCGATTTCTCTGTGAAGAGACTCTTAAGTATGTCAACAGACGACTCACGAGGAGGAGGAACTGCGGCGCCTTCGTCCACGTACTGTCTCTCAGCAGTTTCCAAGATCACAGCGGCGAGTATCGCATCGACTGCTTCTGCGCTGAGCCTCAAATTCACGAGTTCTGCTGTGATCTTCTTCACGGACTGTTGTCTTAGGGGCGTGAGTGAACTCATGATCGCCATCATCGCTGCCTGTGTCACTGAATTGTCTGCACTGCTCATGTTGTAAATAGTACCACTTTTGAGAGTGCACTTTACAAGACAATCTCTCGCAAATGGACCCGAGGAGTCCAACCGTATTTTCCGTTGTGAAATAGCACGAGCAACTCTCCGTAGTAAGTGCCGTTCTTTGGATCACCGACCTCCAGGACGATTCCGTACGTCCCGTTGAAGACCCAGAATGAGTGCTGTGCTGCAATCGGTTCTATGAAGACGTTGACTTTATCGGACAGATCACTTGCAGTGATGATGAGTGATCCGACCTGCATACGTCATTCAGAGCCTCCAAAATAGGTATTCCTCTCCGAACAACAAGACGAGACAGAAAATCACACCGAGACTGATGATCATTCAGGAACCTCGACGTTGCAATACCTCACAGTTTCTGTCGAGCGCGAGGAACTTCTTCGCCCCTCGGCCCAGGTCTGTAAAGACCCTCAACCAACCCGTGTCTCCGCCTCCTTGAGACATGACCTTCTCGACGACGAGCGCTACAGCCACTGTCTTGTCAGGCGCCAGCCACAGAATGAGGTCACCCACTTCCATGGGGAATCCTCGACACCCACGTCGGATCAGAGTGGACGATCGTTCCGTCGTCGAGGCGCAAAACGTACCTGATCACACCGGGGTCAGAGCGAGCTTCGCTGTAGGATTCGACGAATCCTCGTCGACAACCAAACAACCAGCCGGTGGATCCTATGGGAAGCAGCGGCCTAACGGGTCCGTGCCTCAACCTTCGTCACCACGATGGAAGGATCCGTGACACCGTCTTGACCGAGGGCGACAACGTAGGAGTGTCTGTTCTGACCCGCGGTACCGCTGTTGCGGTTGACCCACTTGACCTCGGGTCGATCCAACTTAAAGTCGTCGACTGCCGCCATCGCTTCTTGCAGTGTCTCGTGCGTGCCGAGGTCCAACACTCCGCCGCTCTTCATCTTGACTGTCACACGGAACTTCTCTGTCGTGTCGAAGTTAGTCATTCTTGTTGCGATCCTTCAGTTGTGCGTAGTAGGCGGCAGCAAGCGCCACTGCAGCCACGACGCCATAGATGAGGAGGCCGCTGACGGCCCAGACAAACCATGCTGGTGGGACTTCGTGGATGGGTACGGATTGCTGCATGAGAATATACTAAACCGGTACTAGGAGTATTTACAACAATATATTCCTTGTGTCACCTGGGGTGATCAGAGCTGTATCCACTCACATGTGGCGGTATCGAACGCGATGGCGTTGATCGTGTCCTCACCGTGGGCCTCGACCTCCGGCAGGACCGGAGGGAGCTGAAGCTCGAGTTCGAGCTGCGTGTACTTCACCTCTTGCTTCTTCTTGACGTCGACGTGGACCATGGAGAGCCTCCTGTGAGTAACTATGCTGTGACTTCGACCAAGTTGTCGCGAAGGACCCAACCGCTTCGTCCGAAGTCCCAGGACACGAAGTACGAGCTAATCCTCGGGTTGTACGTGAGCACGACGCCGAGTGAATCAACTGGAATGTTGCGGACAAATTTTCCGCGAGAGTCGCAGAGACCAGCGTAGTCGCGCGCGACGGAGACGAGGTCACCGGGGTCGAATCTTTCTTTCGTCATGGTCCTAGTATAACCTGTTCTTCACGACTTTGCACTCAGTAGAAGCGAGACTCCAGAGCCTCGATGATTCGGTCCTGGAGCCGGACGAGACGGTTGTACTCCTCCCCGCCTAGGTCGACACCGATGTCTTCCCGCATCCGTTCGCGGACGACATCAAGACCTTCGAGGATCAACTTCAATTCGGGGCGAGTGAATTCGTTCATGGTTCTACCCTATCACTTTGAGATTGAAATTTGCACTGGTGTGGCGACAAACTAACAGTCGTTGAAGTTGAAGTTTTTTGAGACTTCAGCGCGCGCGCCGTCGCTCGAAGGCCCACTTGGCAAGATCCCATGCGCCGACCGCCCCCGAGAGGGAGCACCACGTCGCAGGGCCGGCGTGGGCACCGAAGAAGTAGTGGTTCGCGGCGCATGTCGAGGCGAACAAGAGTGCCGTCACCCACGCCCCGGTCATGGCCATGGCAACGATCGACGACGCGTAGACGAGCATCCCGGCGTGCGTCAGTGACGACGCGGAAAGGTGCCACGCGATGTGACCGAACGGCCCGATCGATGTCCCGGTGTAGGAGTCACAGAACCACCACGAGCACCGCCCTGGGCCGACAGCGAGGACCGGGAGAAGGAGCGCGGCGAACGCTGCGTAGAGTAACCACGCCCCGATGCGGAGTCGGGTTTGCCGAAACCACCAGGATCCGGCCCGCTCCTCCTCCGCGATTCCAAGAAAGAGCATCGGCTGGAGGGCGAACAGGACCACCATCGCCCACATCGAGGCCGCGGACTGAACGCACGCCCCGCCGCCAGCATCGAAGGCCGCATACTGCCAGACCTCGATCGACTCGACGACTGCCAGACTTGCTAAGAAGCCGGCTCGCCATGGCTTCCTCTTGTACGCCATGCGCGCTGCGGCCCCTGCACACCCGATTCCAAACACAGCAGACATGGTTGG